TACAGGAACGGTTTCCAAAACTGTCTATCCAAGAGCGTGAAGTGAAACTGGAGGTGGAGTAAGGATGCCCCTTGTCGGAGATACCGTCAGGTTAAAAAGTGAATTCAAGGATTATAACGGGGAGCTTGTTGACCCCGATGATGTAAAAATAATTATCTATGACAGCAGATATAAAAAAATCGAAGAATTTACCCCCAGCCGAAGCGAAAAAGGAAGGTATTGCCTTGACTATACAATCCCTTCTGGAGAAACGAACATTATGTATTTTGAATTTCAAGGTAAAATCGACGATAAGCCAGTATTAGGGCGAATGGGTTTTAAAAGGAAATGGGCGCAATAATAACCTATAAAAGAATTGGGTAGTGATTATACCTTTCACGGCAACAATAGCTATGTAAATATTCGCCTCCGCATAGCAACTCCGGTTCCCCTCGACCTCCTCCGGATATGTTGCCGTGAATTAAAGCTTTATCATTTATCTTAGCTTGAAAGGTGGTGTGCGCATGGACTTAGTAAAGGACTTAAGGGGCTGGCTCAAAAAAAGAAAGAGCAGGGCAGACCCTAAAAGCGTTATCCCTACCGGCAGAGTTTCGCAACTTTCTTCCCCCCTGGGAATACTTTCCCCCTTCCGTTCAAGGACAAAGGATATTCTGGAAGAATTACGGCGAATCCCTGAAGAAACCCAGGCTATCGAATATCTAAGAAAAGTTGCTCCTGACGTATCAATGGCGGTATGGAACTTTATGAGGCTTGCCAACCAGGGGCACCAGATGGACTTCAAGGACTTGAGCGGGAAAAAACTTCCTGACGTTGAGGAAGAATGGCGGGGTAACTTTGCAGCCAGGATAAACGAAATATCCAATGCCGGTCTTGATGGGTTACTTGACATACTCCATTACAACGCTTTCGTCAAAGGTGCCCAGGGGATAGAAGTAGAGGTAACAAAGGATAGGACAGATATTCACGACGTTTACCCGGTAGACCCCCAAACAATACGGTGGGAGCTAGAAGAAAGGAATGGCCGTAAGGTATGGATACCTTACCAGGTGCAGTTTGTGAAGAAAGTATCCCTAGAAAAAGGTAAGGCCAACTTTTTTTGGGTGCCAACCGACCCAACTGCCGAGGACCCGAGAGGGACATTACACCTTACCCCTGTCTTACAGTCTATTGACTTCCAGATACAGACATTTCAGGATTTACAGATGGTGCTACACAGGCAAGGTTGGCCCAGGAACGACATTAAAATGCTCATGGAAAGGCTTATTGCATACATGCCTGCCGATGTCAAGGGTAATGCCGAGAAGGAAATAGGTTGGTTAAACGACAGGAGAGACGAGATTGTTAGTGCTTTAAACAACCTCAACCCCGACTCCGACTACATTCACTATGACGATATTGAAATCAGCATGAACCCAGGCGGTAACGCAAATAGGAGCCTTGATATCCGGGCAGTAACGGAGCTTGTAGACCAGCAGGTCATATCGGGCACAAAACAGTTACCTATTTTCATGAACAGGAATACTGGTGTCACAGAAACTCACGGCACCGTTCAGTTCAAAATTTATGTTGCAAGCATCCAATCCGTTCAACGTGGCAGCAAAAGACTTGTTGAAGAAATCGCAAGGCTGTGGTTGAGAGTCAAGGGTATCCAGGCAATTCCCACATTTACCCACAACAAAATAGACTGGAAGAGTGAAGAACAGAAAATGACAGTCAAGCTCATGGAAGAAGAGTTCTGGGCTATTGCTCAACTGATGGGATGGGTAGACGAAGATGCAGCCTGCCAGGAAGTAACCGGCAGAGAAAAAGCTACAGGCAAACCTACAGAAAATGCCCGTGTATCCTTCAACCGAGGGGGTGAATTTGATGTTCATAGAGGAACGGACGATGGTAAAGGGCAGAGCGGAACCTTTGATAAAAAAGTTGTGCGGCTGCCCAAAATGTAAATGTAAAGGAGGTGACAAAGAAAATGGAATACGGGACTCCGACAAAAAGCCAGCTGGAGAAGATAAACAGGTTGGCGAAAAGACCTCTATCGCAAGAAGAGGTTTTTGTTTTTCCCGATAAGATGGCAGGAGACATGATTATCCCCGACAGGTTCATCCAACTCCACAAATCACTACTACAGGTATTCAAGCAGGATGCCCAAAATGGTGTAGCTGTCATGATAGACCATCCCTGGGCAGGGTTTTTTGCAAAACCCAAGCCGGCCTACAACTACGGCAGAACCTTCGACGCAAAACTCAAAAGGAGTGATGCGGAGAATGAGGAATGGGCACTCTACGGAGATCATTACATCGTAAGAGGCAGAGAAAAGGACGGTATAAAAACCGACCAGATTATTGCCGATATTGAGGACGGTGTTTTGTTTGACACATCAATCGGCTGGGGAACAAGCATATTTGAGTGTTCTATCTGTGGTAACGACATTCGTGACTACCGTAAATGTGAACATTGCCCTGGCCAGTATTATGAAGTTGACAACGAAAAGAGGCTTTGCTACGCTATTGCAAAACCTCCAGGATACCTGATGGAGAACTCACTTGTGTTTGATGGTGCTTATCCAGGGGCAGGCATACTTTCCCATGATGGTATTACCATCGAAGGTGACGGGGATATGGTTATAGTCAATGAACTTAAACAGCTAGACCATGGTATACCTCTAATGCACATCTACTGCGCAGGGAAAAACAGGTTAATTTCCTTTGCCAAGAGAGTCGACATCGAAAGAAAGAAAGTGCTGGTAAAAAATATTAATACAGGTGGTGAACAAAAAATGGACGAGAAGTTAATTGAAATGCTTGAAGCTTTCGGTATTGACTACAAAGAAGGTGAAGTAAAGCCAGAAGAATTATTCAATCAGCTTGCGGAGAAATGGAGCAGCTCAATCCAGACAATTGAAGGGCTAACGGAAGTAAGGTGGCCTTTAGCCAAATTCTCTAATGGTGACGTCGCAAGTTTCGTTGGAGCAGTTGCAAATCATTCTCCAACTCCTGTAGCCGAACTAGACTCAACCCCCGAATTTATAACCAAGGAAAAGGCTGTTGAAGTCTTGGGCAAAGAGTATTCAGCAGACAAAACCCTTGCTCTTGCAAAAGAGGGGCAGCAGTATCGAGAAGCATTAATTGCCGATGCCCTGGAATGGGGTGTCCGTGCCCTTGGTAACGACTTCCCTGCGGACTCTTACCGCCAGATGCTTTCGGAAGAAAGCAGGACTGTTCAGGCAATTGAGGACATGAGAAACGCATGGAAGAAACAGGCTGGAGATGCTATATCTAGCGGCAGGTCGACTGACCCTGAAGCAGGGAAGGAAAAGACCGGTGCATTTCCAGAGGAAGCGTTTATGGTAGGCAGATAGCAAATTAAACCGGCTGTATTAACAGGCGGTTTTTTATGTCAAACAAAGAAGAAAGGGAGTGTTAAAAAATGGCAAGAGGTGGGTTAAGTTTTGACGGTATCGGTTACCATGGCACAACCTATAAGGCTGACAACGACGTAAAAGCAGTTGTTACCGTAAGCGGTATTGCAGGAGTACTAGGCAAGGCGGTAACAATAACGGGCCACCAGACGGCAGGATTCGGTAATGAAGGCGACCCCCTGCTTGGGGCAATTAACCAGTATGAAACTGACGGTTATATGACCGTCCAGGACGCCGGTTACCATGAATTCCCCGGTGTTTCCGGCAGTATCCCAACACCCGGCACACATATTATTCCTGTTGTTGACGGAAACGGCGCAGTCAAGGCTTCTGTCGGCGCAACCGGTAAAAGCATGATTGTCGGAGCAGACAGTTCAGCGGGTGTCAATACCGTGCTGGTGTTGATTGGCTAGTTAACCAGATCAATTAATCGGAAGGAGAGATAATAATGGGTAGAATTGCACTTAGCGCTTTAACGGATGACCTGTATAGGCAGTCGCACAGTAGAGAGCAAACTTTATCTATGTTTTTAGAAGAAAGAGACCCTTCCCCGGAAGGGAGTAAGCTGGACGCGTTTGGTAGGCTGATGCAAGAAGCGGGTATAGTAACCCGCAATATTCCCGAAAGAAATATCTTCTCGTCTAAGGTAGAAGCTTTCTATCGTACCAACGAGAACAAGGTGCTGTTCCCGGAATTTGTGGCCCGCACACTTGTCCATGCCATGACGGCATTCCCGCTGTATAACTACCTGGTTGCAGCCAAGACAGCTATTGACAGCAACGTTCACAAAGGTTCCTACCTTGATTTCGACGATGCGGACAACAAGAAAGCAGTGGAGATGAGAAGGGTAACAGAGGCAGCTGACCTGCCGACCGCAAGGTTGAAACTCGGTGAAACGGCTATAACCATCTACAAGTATGGCCGTGCCATCGAAGCTTCCTACGAAGCGTTACGCCGGATGAGCATTGACTTATTCGTCCGTCATATCAACCGTATCGGCACAATGGCTGCTGACAATAAGGTTGCTGAAATCCTTTACGTGATTAAAAACGGGGACGGTAACAATAACGCTGCTCCCGTAATAAATACCAGCACCCTTGACGGAACCGCAACCACGGCAATTACAAGGAAAGCCTGGGTTAAGTTCCTGCTGAGTTTCTACCCCGACAAGT